ATATTTTCAAGAAAAATTAAATATAAAACCATTATTACCTTATGAAGGTGATACTATTATAGAAGGTAGATTTGGTAATTCTATAAGATTTGGTTCTACTAATAAAAGTGATAAAGTAAGTACTCCTAATAAATGGAGTAATATAGGTGAACTAGGAGATCCTATTACTATTATAAGAAATGGACAGTCAAATCAATTAGACGATAAAGGTTGGATTCATACTCAGGAAGATATAATGGGGGATGCATCATCTATTTATATGACATCTAACCAACAATTATCTAATTTTACCCCTGCTTCATTAAATCAAAAATCATTTAGGGCTAGTTTAATTAAAGTATTAACAATAGAAGAAAAATTAAGTGGGGATTATATAACTCCTGAAAATTCTACTATTCAACCTGAACAAAATAATGAAGATTTATTACAAGTAAATGAATCATTTGACACAACTCCTATTACTCCTTCATTTGGAGAAACAGATGATCCTTTTGCGGATAATGCTGAAGAATTATTAGATGGATCCTTATAAATTGACAATATAATGAGTTATACCCCAAACGCACCTAACATATATCAAGGAAAACAAGTAATAATAGATTCAGATCGTTTAATATTTAATGCTAAAGATGATTCTATTTTATTATTTTCAAATAAAGCTATTGGTTTTAGTACAAATGGTAGTTTTCACTTTGATACAAGTGACAAACAAGATAGTAAATTTGTAGTAAATTCTCCTAATATTTATTTTGGTTTAAAAGAAGGTAATTTACCCACTGAACCTGTTATTTTAGGCCATAAAATGCAAGAATGGATGGTAGGAGATGATTTAACTGAAGGTTTATTAGATCTTTTAGAAGATATATTAGATATGATAGGAAGTGAAATCTCATATATTGCTCCTCCTTCGGGCCCCACAACTCCTAACGCAGCTAATATAGCCCCTATTGAAAGACGTATAAATAAATTAAATGTTTTAAAAAATAAATTTAAAGAAAATTTAAGTAACCAAGTAAAAACAGTATAATATGTCATCACTTGCATTAGTAACATTAATACAACAAACTAGTCAAATTTTAGATACTGTAGCTCCTAAAGTAAAAATAGAAGCTGATAAAAAAATAGCTGAAATTGAACAAAAAATTCCAACTCCAGAATCAGTTAAACAAATAATGATGGATGAAATATCATCTAAAGGTCCTGAATTAGTATGCAGTATAGAAGTACAAGATCGTATTGAATCAATTTATTTTAAATTAATAGCTAATGCTGAAAAATTAGAAGATGTAATTAATAAATCACAAGAAAAACTCCAAAAACTTCAAGAAGATTTATTTAAAATTACAGCTATACTTACAGCTATTGAAGGTCTACTTGCTTTATTTAAAGATGTTTTAATCCCTGCATTTACTACAATTCGTATAACAGCAGCAGCAGGTTTATTTCTTTTAAAAGGTCCGGCAGCTGATGGAGATGCAACTATTAGACTTGCAGATACTATGAAAAAATCTCAATCACAAAAAGAATCAATGGAAAATTCAATTAAAGTTTTTTCAAGAAAAGTAAAAAAAATAAGAAAAAAAGTAGCAATCCCATTAGGAATATTAACTTTAGCTTTAGGAGTTATATCAACAATAAAAATAATATTGACATCTTTAATAAGTGTAATAAAATCACATTACACTAAATATCTTTTATTATGTAATACAACAGATGATGGTACTATAGATGATGAACTCTATCTTGATATACAAAAAAAATTTAATATTGATGTTACAGAAGATATTAATGAAGAAGATTTATTACCTAATACTATTGAAAGAATAAAAAATGCTAAACTAGAAATAATTCGTTATCGAATTACTTAATTTAATTATATTTATTAACAAACACAATTATTATGAAGGCAAGCGCTTTTGAAAATTTATTTAGAAAAGTCGTAAGAGAAGAAATCGATTATGCTCTTCGACGTGAAATTAAAACACTTAAGGAAGATTTACGTGATGAATTAAAACCTACAATTGTAGAACAACAAATACAACGTACACCAGTACCTCAAAATGTACAAACTTCTTTAAAAGAAAAAATTATGGGTAAACCTATAGCCCAAAGTTTTACATCTAATGGAGCATTAAATGATTTACTTAACGAAACAGCTCAAGGAAACACAAATCTTGAATCAACATTAACACCAGAAGTACCAATACCTACTGAAGTTTCAAATGTAGTAAATAGAGATTATCGTGAATTAATGAGAGCTATAGATAAAAAGAAAAATAGTAGACCCTAATGGCATATATTAACGGAAATAGAAGAATAAGTCCATTAGACATTAATAAAAATGTCACTATTGGGGTTGCCTTTCCTCTAGATAACGTTAATATGTTTAAAGGCACACAAACACTTAAAGAACAAGTTAAAAGTAATTTAATTAATTTATTATTAACTGAACCTGGTGAACGTGTAAATGAACCAAATTTTGGTGTAGGATTAAAAAGTTTATTATTTGAACCTAATTTAGATGTAGAAATTTTAAAAGAAAAAATCAACACTCAAATAGAATTTTACATACCCTCAATCTCTTTATCGGGTGTAGATGTAAATTCTATAGAAGATGAATATAAGTTGTTTATAATAATATCATATAGTTTTAATTTAGATGGATCGTCAGATGCCATTCAGTTAAACTTTAACTCATCATACTTCCCTCGTGGAAATGGTTAATAATATATAAAAATGGCCTATAGTAAAGTATCAAATAAAACACAAGATAAAGATGTAAAGTATCTTAATAAGGATTTTAATTCTTATAAAAATCAATTAATGGAATTTGCGGAAGTATACTTCCCCGATAATTTTAATGATTTTAGCGAAGGTAACCCAGGAATGATGTTTCTTGAAATGGCAGCTTACGTTGGTGATGTTTTATCATTTTATACTGATACCCAATTACGTGAAACCTTTTTATCTTTAGCTCAAGAAAGAGAAAATTTATACAATATGGCATATGCTATGGGCTACAAACCCCGAGTAACAGCCGCTTCTAATGTTAATTTAGAAATATTTCAGTTAATCCCTTCAAAAGAAATAGGTCCTAATAATTATATACCTGATTTTGATTATGCCCTAAAAATTTCACCTAATTCAGTTTTTAATTCAACCGAGGGTCCCAAATTTTATTTAAGTAATCAAGTTAATTTTAATGTATCCTCTTCAAATGATGGAACTGGTTTAGATCCCACTAATATTTCTGTATATTCTTATGATAGTGATAATAATCCTGCATATTATTTATTAAAAAAATCAGCTAAAGCAATTTCGGGTGAAACCAAATCACAAACATTTACTATAGGATCTGCTGAAAAATTTAAAACATTAGAATTATTTGACAATAATATTATATCAATTGAATCAGTAGTAGATAGTGAAGGTAATAATTGGTCTGAAGTTCCATATTTAGCACAAGATACAATTTTTGAAGAAATTGAAAACACAGGAGCAAATGACCCTGTATTAAAACAATATAATAATCAAACACCTTTTCTTTTAAAATTAAAAAAATCAACAAGACGTTTTATATCTCGATTTAAAACCAATAATCAATTAGAAATTCAATTTGGTGCTGGTACAAGCGACAAAGCAGATGAAGAAATTATCCCTAATCCAGACAATATAGGTTTAGGGATAAATGATGGAAGATCAGCATTAGACAAAGCATATGACCCTTCTAATTTCTTATTTACAAAAACTTATGGCCAAGCACCTGCTAATACAACTTTAACTATAACATATGTTGTAGGTGGTGGTTTAGAATCCAATGTTCAGTCTAATACAATTACTGAAATTGACACTTTAATTTCTGTTAATAAACCTAATTTAAATAATGGTTTATTAAATTATGTAAAATCATCTGTAACATCTAATAATCCCGAACCCGCAACAGGAGGAGGAGCAGGAGATTCTATAGAAGACATTAGATTAAATACAATGGCTAATTTTTCTGCCCAACAAAGAACAGTTACAAAAGATGATTATATTATAAGAACCCTATCTTTACCTTCTAAATTTGGTAGAATAGCTAAAGCTTACATAACACAAGATGACCAAACATCTATATTATCAACAGAATATAATAATATACCTAATCCCTTAGCATTAAACCTATATACTTTAGGGTATAACTCATCTAAACATCTTTCAACTCTAAATACAGCAACTAAAACTAATTTAGCGACTTATTTAGAACAATATAGAATGTTAACAGACGCAATTAATATTAAAGATGCATTTGTAATTAACTTTAAATTAGATTTTGAGATTACTGCATTTAAAAATTACAATAATGAAAACGTTATATTAGATTGTATATCTGAATTAAAAGATTATTTTTTGATAGATAAATGGCAAGTTAACCAACCCATTATTATATCTGAGATATCTAATTTACTAGCGGGTATTACGGGTGTACAAACGGTTGAAAAAGTAACATTAGAAAATAAAAATGGCCTTTCTTTAGGGTACTCACAATACAAATATGATTTTGAAGGTGCCACAAGAAAAGGCGTTATATACCCCTCAATGGATCCAAGTATTTTTGAATTAAAATACCCAAATCAAGATATTAACGGACGCGTAACAACATACTAAAATGGCATATTACTCTATATTCCCCGAAAAAGACACTACATTATATAGTCATCCTAATAGGAGTACTATGAATGCGGGTAATGATGAAATTCTTGAACTTGTAAAAGAAAAGGGATCTACAAATAATCTATATTACCCCTCAAGAATTTTATTACAATTTTCTAATTCCGACATTCAATTAGCTATTGCTAAGTCTAATAATTTTACCTCTAGTTTAGAATTATTTTCCACAGAACATAAAAATTTATCATCTGAACAATCCATAGAAGTATTCCCTTTATCCTCATCATGGAATGAAGGAACAGGTAAATATTCAAATCTACCTATATCATCAAATGGGTCATCTTGGTTATATAAAGATAATGATTCTTCTAAAACTAAATGGTTAACTTCAAGTTTTGGGGTAGGATCTACAGGATCTATAAACCCCACAGTTTCTATTACAAAAGGAGGGGGAGAATGGCACACAGGTAGTTTATTTAAAGGAATTCAAACATTCTCAAATGCGGATTCATTAGACTTAAATGTAGATGTTACTAATATAGTACAAAAATTCAGTGCTAGTATAAATGTATCACAAACATACCCTACAGGTATTCCTAATTATGGATTTATATTAAAAAATTCTGACACTATTGAGGAAAATGTATCAAGCAGTAATGGTACTTTACAATATTTTTCAGCTGATACCCATACAATTTATCCACCAAAATTAACTTTTAAATGGGATGATAGTATACATGAAAAACAATCATCTGCTAAATTAGAAGGTGATTTAAGTGTATCTTTATACAATAATAAGAGAGAATATAATAAAAATGATGTAGCTAAAATTAAACTACATGTAAGAGACAAATATCCTACACGTCAATTTACTTCATCATCTAATTATTTAAATCCTGGATATTTTACAACATCATCATATTATAGTATCAGAGATGCTCACACAGAAGAAGTAGTAATTCCATTTGATAATCATAACACTAAATTAAGTGCAAATAATGACGGAATGTATTTTAATTTATATATGAATGGTTTACAACCAGAAAGATACTATCGTA